TATCTAATGACTTTAGATAAAAATACGGGTGGAACAGTTTTAACACCAGTTGTATTTAAAAAGAATCCTACAATGGCAACAATAAAGAGTTTTATTAAAAAGAATGATGGAAAACTGTTTATTAAAAATCTATCTGATTTTGATGGCATGGTTGATTGTGTGATGCCATGTGATGACAAAGGTTTTAGAGCCGTAAGAAAGCCAGATGAGGGTTATAACCATGAAAACAAGTTAGGGATACAGGGTGCATGGTTTGTCTTATATGGTGGTGATAGAGTTTACGAGTATTCAGACGGTTATTACGAGGGATACGAGGTTTATAACTGTTGTGGTAATTTCATTATTGCAGTAGAGGTGATAGCATGAAAACAACAATTATTCACAAAGTTTTTAATTAGTGCTATATTTCTAATAAGGGATTAAATTCTTAGTCTCTTATTGGATTATCACTAAGATAATCATTCTCTATATCAGGTATTGCATAAGGAAAGGAATTACTATGATTTTCAATCGAGACAACGCAATCATTAAACTAATCGAGCATTACGCTTGGCATTGTGATGACTATTCAGATATCTTGCGTTATGGTTTTTGTGGGTTTGAGTGTTTTACAGATGATGAACTCAAAGAAAAACTAAAAGACAACAAGATACCTAAAAAAGAATATTACGACAAAGTAAAGGAGATAGTATGAAAACATTTATAGATTATTTACTAGGCACTATCTTTATGGTGTTTATGGGTTCTTTACTTGCACTTGTTTATATTTACGCTAAGGGGTTTTAATCATGCAAATACTTACTTCACAATTTATAGAATTCGGCTCTTATATAGTTGGTAATGATACTTATGAAATGGCACTTGTAAAACAACCTCATGTTATTCAAGAGATGACAGAAAAAGAGTTAAATAACTTTGATGGTGACTGGATAGACTTAGACACTTATACAGGTGAGATTGTCTTTAAAGCAGATTTCATTTACTAGAATTATCTATTAAGGACTTGTTTACAGGTTCTTAATGGGCTAATTTTAGCCAATTCAATCGAATGTTATTTAGAAAAGGAATAATCATGCACATACCAAACATTATTGATATTTATGTAGTACGAGCATATAACCAATTCGGAGAATGGATGGATGATATTGGACATTTTGAGACTATAGAGTTGGCAGAAAAATGTTTATTCAAAGCTATAGAGGGGGACTCAGGAGATGAGGACTCATGGAATTATCACATTGAAGATTATTCAAAGGAGATTTAATCATGGAATATATTATTAAGCAAACCATAGAGGTAATTACAACAGTAGAGGCAAATAGTGCTAGTGAAGCTCTCAAGATGTTAGATAACCTAGACATTGATGATGCTGACCAGATAACCATTATTAATACTGAAATAGAATCTATTGAAGAATACGAGGAGTCTTTTAAATAGTCTTTAAATCAATTATCATTATTTCATAGGGGTATGTATTACCCCTTTTCTTTTAACTCAATGTAGGGGGTTTATATGCGATTTGAAGATAGAAAAGGAATTAACTTAATCAGTAGTGGTTATTCTGGACAATGGAAATATTTAAGAACGACCGATACAAGTAACCTTGAGCCTGTACCGATGCCATTTAATCGTTTTCAAATATGGTTAGGCAGATTGTTAACCCAATTAGGTTTGTAATTACCTTACGCACATACGATTATTTATAGGGAGACTTGACAGTCTCTCTTTTTTTTTGTAGTATTTCACTTGATAAGCAAACTTTGACTGCATCAAGACCTTTAATTAGGTTCTATGTCCTGACGATAAACAATCGTTAATGGGGTCAAAGCATAGGATTTAATTAAAGGTTTTTTATTGGGGGAAAATATGACAAGACCAATCATTACATTAAAAAAGAATCAAAAACCCAAAAAGTTTTTGCCACTATCAGAAGCATTAAAAGCTGGTCATCAATATTGCGTGATGCGTGTTTCTAACTCAGGTAGAAATATGTCATTAACGGCAGTGCATGAATTAGAGGAAGATGCCGTATCAGAGGCAAAAAGATTGAGTGAATTACAAAATAGTATTTATGTAACATTAAGTGTTTTAAAAAGATTTAATTAAGTATTAGAATTAAAAACTATGGGACTATGACCCAGTCCTCTTAAACACATGACACAGTGGATAAGGATAAATAGGTAATCTTTAACCTAATAAACAATGGTGTTAGTCTTTAAAAAAAAGACTCATTTCCCGTATATAACATATAAGGGGTTTGGTTTTTATATGCTTAATTTTCTGTACCTGAAGTATGCAAGCAGTTAGGTTCTAAGGTCGATGACAACAAAGACGTTCTCTATTTTGAAAGAGAATAGTTAGACTAGTCCGTACTTGTATACCTGTGACTTAAATACAACACACATACATTAAAAAATGTATTGTGTAACTTGATTATGTAGTGTATTGTAGTAACTGTTGTATGTTGTAGATTTATTAGATAAACCATTAAACTTATGAGGTGATATATGAGTCAGGAAGAATACTCTCAATTCCATTTAGAGAGACAACGGTTGCTAGAAGATGCAATCATTCGCGCAGAAAACAATCAAGCTAGTCAAGAAGATTACGACATCATACGGTTTGAGTCAGGTTTACCATCAAAGAGAAAATCACATTCTAGTCAAGTATTGGAAGATGTGTTCTCGGACTGGTCAAACATCTTCGGAGGGTCAAAATAATGGCTACTAGAGGCAGACCTAAGAAGATATTAGATAACGACTATGATTTCTATTTAGAAACTATCGCTAAACTTGAACAGATAGAAAAAGAATTACGCAATAATCTTGAGTTAAAAGACGAAGAGATAGGTCAATTAGAAACAGAGATAGACCTATTAAAAGAGATTATTAAATCAATTGCGGAGGTTCTATGAGCGATAAAGAATATATTGGAACTTTTGAATTTAGAGAGTTATATGTAACATTAAAGTCTATTCATAGTGTCGCTGAAGCAACAAGTCGTTCTATTGCAGAAATTGAACAAGCAAATGAATATTGTGGTACTGGTGCCGCATGGTTAATAAAAGGTATTTGTATGAATGGTTTTGGTACTTTATTGTTTGTAATGAAAAACCATATTAATTCTTTACCTGATGATTTAGATGAGAAAACAAAATTAATAGAATTATATGAGACTATTTCTTCTGAATGGGAGGACATCAATGTCGAATGATAGAAATGATTTTGCACCAGAGATACGCAATAGTGCTTGGTGGGCTAGTGATACAAGACAAGCAGTCAATGGTAAAGGTGTTGAGGTAGTATTAACTAAACAAGGAACAATTCCTCCTGTTGACTTATCTGAGGTAGAGGCGGTCCAGATGGGTCATGTCATGCAACCTGTCATTGGACGATTGACGAGTGAACGATTAAAACTGGAGATTAAAGATGCTGACTATTCTCTTACTCATCCTACTGAGTCTTGGTTTAGGTCTCACTTTGATTTTATCTCTGCTGATGGTTCTACTCTCATTGAGGCTAAGAATTATAATAGTGCTGTTCGTAATAAGTTCGATGTGGATACTAATCGAATTCCACAAGCTGACTATGCACAATTAGTCCATGAAGCAGCAGTCCATAATGTTTCTCATGTTTACCTAGCAGTCCTCTTCGGTGGTCAAGAGTTACAAACCTTTGAGTTCCATATTACAGACCAAGAGAAGGATGAGCTAATACAGAAGATGGCTGTCTATTGGGGTCATGTGCAGAACGGTTCACAACCTCCAGCAGAGACGATTGAACAGACTAAATTACTTTATCCAGTATCCAATGAGAACGCTATTATGGCAAGTCTTAACATGGAGAAAGGGATTACACATCTCAAGCAAATGAAAGAACAAATCAAACAGATGGAGGCTCAGGCAGAGGAGATAGAAACCTATCTCAGAGACCAGATGGGTAACTGTTCAGAGATTAGGTCAGTCAGTGGTGATGTGTTGGTGACATGGAGAAGTTCTAAGTCCTCTAAACGATTTAGTCCTACTCTCTTTCAATCCGCTATGCCGGACAT